GCTTCTCTTTCGTCGTTAGGAGCCCGCTGGAAATGTCCATTCCGGACAGAACGCACCTACGCACTGACATCCGCAAACTGGTGGTGTTTAGGCGAGCCAAGGTGGCCCCACACCACTCGCATCCTCATGCTGCTGAGGAGCGTAATAACGCAACAACAACCATGAGCACGTTTATAACTGATCATGGTTTGGAACCCTACTGTGTCCAAATGTCGGCTAATGACGTTCAGTTGGGTAGACGTGGATCTTTGAGGCACATAGCTGGATTCACGCAAGATCTGCATATCAAACCTCGAGCAGATCCAATCGGCAGCAATGATGCATTGATGATGGTGAACGTTGACTATTATGTCGACTGGCTGCAGTATTTGTGGATGGCGCGGCCGGTAATAATGTTCACTTTCACGCCTGCGACGCCCGCAGGTAGTGATGAAGATCTGGTTTGGCGCACCCTGGCCTCGAATGAAATTGAAATGAGTGTCACTGGTGGCGCTAAATATCAGCACAAGCTGTGGGATTATGGTGTGGATTCGTTCACTGCCACTTACCCCGGCATTACCATTGTTTATAATTTGGATAAGGTAGCAGTGTCCAAACATTGGTCAATCGTGTTGTTTACACCGCGAGCCATATTGGCTAATAATAGCCAAACTGAGGCGTGTTCGCTTAAGCGGTTACAGATCGTACAGGACGTCGTGACCATCGCGAATAAGCTTGCGTGCCCGCTTGGTGCGCAGCCTGAATCGACGTTGGTCTGTTTAATGCGCACGATAGGTGCGCGCCCATTGATCTCGATGTGTCTGCCGGGGGAGCTGGTGTCCGTTACGATCCCGGAGGCAGCGAGTGTGGCATTAGCTTCTACAATTGCCACGATGGGTACAAAGAAATTTGAGAGGCATGATGTGGCTGTGGTCCTAGCCCGCTTCCAGCTGTGGAGTACCCCATTTGGGGAGGCCAGCGAGGCGCGCCAGGAATTACCCACCCAGGATTTGATTCAGGCTGTCGTCCTGCGGTGTCTGCCCCTCAATAGTACGATTAGCATGGTTGCTCGCGATCCCTATACTGACACGGAAGAGTTGCATTATTACCGCTTGCCGGCCTCTGTGCTGGCGCCGCCGCCGGAGGAGACGGCCACTGCGGTGATGGCACCTGTGTTCGATGGTGTCGCTGCGCCATGCCGTTCGCGAGCCCAAGACTTGTTTATGATCGAAGAGCGATTGGACAGCATCGAGAACATACAAGTCAAGATGTTGGAGAAGTATAAGCGCTACGCTGCTGAGTTTATTGCGTTGGTGCTGCCGACATCAGGGCTAAGTGTCCCCTATGAGTTATCAGAAGTGGCGGATCGCCAGAAACGACCGACACAAGTGCGTGCGCAGGAGAAGTGCATGCCACTCATTGGGGAGTTTTTAACATCCGGACGGGTGGAAGTCAAATCCTTCCAGAAAGCGGAAACGTACCCTAAGGGCGTGCTGCCATCTGGCGTTGAGGCGTTGAAGGCGCCGCGGAACA